CCACCAACATTCATTATGTTGAAATTGAATGATAGAGAATTCATGCTTGGCGAAAGGAATTTTACTTAAAGCCGAAAGAGATGCTTGATCTGCGTTAATTCTTAAATATTCGATGTGTTGCTCAATGCAATGTTGTTTGAATAATTTTTCATAGTCTAGGGTTGCGGCATCATCCATAACAATGCTCGTACTACGCTCTCTACTAAACTGAGCGCACATTCTTTCGCTATGTTCTACAGACAATCCTTTCCAACCAAAGTTTTTCTCTAGCAAGTAAGTGTTGTTAAATAATGTAGGATGCCCAGAACCAATCTCTACGAATGTACCTTCCATCTTACCGCCAAGTAGCGACAGAACAAACATATCTTGGAAGTGTCGAGAATAGTTATTATCTACAGACTTAAGCCCATCGAAATTCCATCTGTACTTATTTTCTTCTTCTCTTGTGTATGGAAGTGTACTTGGGTATCCGATATTTTCAAGCCACCAATCAACACTCTTGCCTATTTCCTTAGTCATATCTAAAGCGCGTTTGTGCTTAAGATCAAAGAATAGATTTTTAGATGCGTCTCTACCATCGGTTTTCCATTTACAAACTGCATACGCATGTTCCAAACCAATACGACCAGGATATCCCAACCCATCTTCATCAACACTATTTACGCCATCTAAAGCAAGCCCCATTTGAGAATACATTATTCCATCACGAAAGTTGCTTGTGTCCATTGAATGTCTAGCCATGAAGTAATATGCTTCTGGTCTATTGGGTAATACAGCCATAGCCATCTTAAGAAGACCTTGTGTTGTTTGATTTCTGGCTTCTGATCTATCAAAAATAGCCGCACCAAAAAGCATACATCTATATTGCAACCACTTTTCTTCATATGTTTCACCTTCACAGAAGTCAGCCGCCCTAAGATACCAACCAAATGCCGCCGCACCTTGTTTCAACATATCGTACTCACGTGCGAGTTCAAACATTTTCCATGGATTACTATAGTCTAAAACAACGTCATTTAGAACTTGCATATTTTTAAACTTCATTATCGTCACCCTCTATCATTCTTTTTTCCATCGTCACTTTGATGTCGTAAATCTTTTCTTTCTCTATGATGGAAATTATCAATTGTGTTAAGTCAAGGTCTTTTTGAAGAAACATCATCTTCTGTTTTATCTTTTCTATTTGTTGCTTGTAATATTCTATTTCTTTTTCTTTACGAAGCTTAGTCTCAAGTATATCAGTAATTTGAATTAGCTTTTTGGTCATCTATTCACCCATCAAGAATTGTGTAAATACAGCCTGTGACATACGCAATACATATGAGGCATTGTCTTGCCATCCAAAAGATATTAGAATATCATTACCAAGTGTTGCAACCCCAGTAACAAATTCAATGTTATAGTCCTGTGCCTTTACATGATCGTAGTAAGTTCCCATAAAGTGAAACTCTCTGCTTCTGTGAACAATGTTCCAATCGTTATCCCATATGATTACACGGTGAGCATAGTTGCCATCTTTTCTGCCAAACGGATCACGCAATAAATTTGTTTCATGAACAAAAGCCATGCGCTGATTGTCATTAATACGTACTACTTGTGACCCACCTCTGTAATCCTTATTGGCTTCGACCTTCTTTTCTGCGTCATAGATTGCATCAACAGTTGTGCCGCTTTCAATATCGAACTTGACAACTTGTGTTGGGTTTGTCCATTTCACAAAGTGCCAAGGCATATCATTAACTGGCATCCAGTTCTTTTCGCAATAAGAGCTATCGTCACCAGGTGTTGGAATGGGGTTTCGCGAAACTTCTGTCCATTCCCCATTGAGGAATTCGATCTCACACATTTCCATCCGTCCACGACCTTTATCGTCGTAGCAGTCTCTGCGCACACCACACAGGAACAATCTATCGTCCCAACTGAATAGCCGTGCGTCTTCAAGACCAATGAAATTCCATGTTGGCTTGCCCGTGTCTAACGCCATCTTGACACGTTGGGCATTCACAAGATTCATGTTCTTGTCCAACTCACACATTACATTGTGTGTTGTGAGTGTCACGTCATTTTCGGGATGAATATACACCAAAGGACCCCACTGGTGAGGAAACTTTTTACCTTCGCTGTGATATAGATAATAGTTTACGTGTCTCACATTGACAAGGATTTTTCCTTTGTGAGAGAATATAGAGGGGTTCATAATTCCAGTTTCGTTACCTAAAACTTCAGTAGGTATACAAATGGGGTGCAATGAACCCCCTCTTTTTAAAGCGTATGTTGCCAAACCGCCCATGTGCAAGTCGTGCATAATTTCTCCATCATATAAAGTAGACTGTGGTTTTTACCAATCAGGCTTAAACGTAGTCATCGTTGCGGATTCTACCTTTTTAGCTAGAATCCTGTTAATGTTATTTATTTCACTTTCAGTCATTGAACCTTCGATCCAATCTACTACATTTTCTTTTGTAACGTCATCAAGATCAATGTAATCAGCCAACGATGTTTCAGTCAAATCAAGAGATGTTTTGCCAACAAAACTCGCCTTTTTATTGGCATCGCTCGTAGCAATTTTCTTCCATTTAATAGAAATGATTGCATCTGCTAACACATCACCATCACTGTTTGTCTGGTCAAGGGTTCCAAGCTTTAGTATTTCCCATGTGTATGTCATGATTGTTTCTTTCTATTATTCATCGCCTGATGGTGCTGGTGTTGGTTCACCCCAAGGCAAATTTTCTCCAGCAACTTCAGTTGCTACATTTCTGTCAATCTCTGTTTGGATTTGCATATCTATGTGTGCTTTATATCCAGCATCTGAATTAATTACGTTTGTAATCCAACCAATTACTGTTGCTTCATCTAAATCTGCAAAGGCAGTAAATGATCCAGTAGGAACTGTAGCCGCTGAAAAGGGTGTTGCACCAGTGAATTGACCAGTGTTGCCTTCTTCGTCAGTACCAGTAATATCCCAATATGTTTGTACAACAGCATTGGGTAGTGTGTCGCCAGTTGCGTTCACTTCGTCTTTAACCTTTAGGTTACGGACTGCGTATGTATATGTAAAAGCCATTTCTTCTTCTCCTAGTTTTACTATGTGTAGTGTTTCAATATTTATTTAAAACACGTTTTTATTACGTTCTTACTCTATTTATACGTTTAACCTCTGTACAGATACAAATCCACTGGAACACATATTCTCAGACTAGAGTAATAGGGGTTGACATGGTGGTAAGTGAAGCTAGGAAATATCATAAAATCTCCTGTTTTAGGAGTAATTCCGTGCCTATCAAACAAAGGATTGAACCAATCATCATACCCTCTATTAGCGTTACTTCTCGGATCAGAGAATACTATATCCCCACCACTGTTCTGGTCTTCAGCTAGTATATAGAATACACCAGATAGGTGTGCGCCAGAATGGTTATGTATAGTCATACTATAGTCTTTACTATGACCAGTAATCCACGCTTTCATCTCAAAACTTTTAAAGTCTTCGATGCTCTTATCAATTGAGTTTTTTAGGTAATCGTTGAATTTATTATGTACCAATGCTTTGAACTTGTTCATTACATCAGAATTATCTTTGAAAATATTACCACCATCAACTTCACCTGTTAAATCAGATAAGTTGTAGTTAGTAAATATATGCTCAACAAGCCCATCTACCTCAAATTTTCCAGAACCAATGGTAGTAGGCCACAACTGTTTGAATTCCATATTCATCTCCTCATAATATATGCTATTATTTATACGATTTGTTTTGGTTGACACTTTGGCTTAGATGTGTTAGACTAAATAGAACTATACAATGGAAAGGTGAAGAAGCATGAGAGACACTAGATTCTACGAATCAATTGAAAATTTTGTCATTACAGAAGATTGCTTTCAAAATAACGATGTCTCCTTTATCGACAAAGATGGGCTTCAGCATTACCTAGAAAACAAAGAATATATGACGTATCTCAGCTTAATAACTGAGGTTATTGCGAAGGGTCACACCATAAA